CCAGGATTGGGACAACCGTGGGATTGACGTGCTTAACACAACATTCCACCCCTACGGCATTCGAGGAGATCGGATCGTGGGGCACACCATCATTGTTTACATCCAACGCCGTATGGTGATTGGGATCGACATGATGGCAGGGGTGACCAAGACCAGCATTGTGGCAAATTTTCGTTGAGCCCATGGAGGACTGCGTGCCGACTGACATACTTAGGTATTGTTAGGAGGTATCCAGTCTCAGGAACCGTGAATCCCTTCACGGTTGACCCATCTAGATACGCGCCGGTGGGGGCCCGATCTAAATTGTACTATAATAAAGTAACTGGCTTTTGTTTTCCCGAATCTGGGGGCCAGGACTTGTTCAAACCCCACCATCTGCAACCAGATCGTAAATACTGGACCGTTTCGGGACCTTGTGTCTCAGCTTCAGCAAATTTCCTCGCCATGGACAACCACAACCTTAACCTCGGGCTCAACGCCCGACAGTTGGTAGTCCGGGTGGACCCCGCATACCATGCGCGGCTAAAGAGGGACCAGAAGTTGTTCATGAGGAAAGGAAACGAAGTGTACAGTGCTATGAAACACATGTTCTCCCACATCGACTTCCCGGGTTGGCGGGCATGGGAGGATGAGCATTTTGGAGATCCGCATGAAAAACGGGTCTTGCGAATAAATGCGCACGAGACGCGACACGCCAACTGCCCCGGTGAAGGGGTGTGGTCCACGCCTGACAAGAGCGTCACGTTGAAAGGGAAGGCCGGTGAGTTGTTGCCTCAAGGGAAAGCTATTAGGATCACGGGGGACTTCGGAACGGAAGCCTCCCTGCAGGGATTCGGCGGCACCAAGAAGGTAAAAGAGACTTATGCGGCAGAAGACATCGTTGTAACCATCGAACGAAGGACTTTGAGGATACGAATCATCAATGCCCCGCGCTTTGGAGCTATGACCAATGTTTTCGAGGATTTATACCGACCTCCAGAAACTGCCTTCTTCGTTGTCTTCTCCGATGACTCGTGTTATTCGGAATGGATTGACGGAAAGGTGTACTGGTGGAATGTTGACATCAGGAAGTGCGACCTGTCCCACGGACCGGAGGCTTTCGAGATGTTGGTGGAGATCACAAGCAACACAATAAGAGAGAATATCGAAGTGCTGATCGAGCAGTGCGCGCAGGACATGGTCGTGCGTGGCAACAAACTTCAGGACAGAGCACTCACGAAGAAGAGAAAGTGCAAAGTGAGAATGACGCCAGTGGACGAGAACGGAGTGCGAGAACCCCGCATTTCTTCGGGAACCACGCTGACGTCTGCAATAAACAGCATACACAACGCGGGGGGAGTGGGGTATTGTCTTTTCACAGGGAAGGGCCCCATGAAACTCCGCGCAGAGAAGGCTGGTTACATGCTTACTGTTGAGAAATGTTACATATTTGAAGACATCCAATTCTTAAAGACTAGCCCAGTAAGGGACGTCAATGGGGTTTGGAAGCCATTGTTGAATGTGGGGGTATTTATTAGGTCACTGGGACGCTGTCGAGGCGATTTTCCGGGGGCCAAGTCGGAGTCTATCAAGGTGCGTGCGGCAGCGCACATTGGTGGATATGTACGCGGCATGTACGGAAAATGCAGTTTCCGTCTTGCCGATGAAGTTAAGGTTAGGTTTTTGGGAGAGGCTTTTGTCAGAGCCTGTGACGTGTACAAAATGACAGATGGGGAGGGAGAGTTCGACGATGCCGACGTTTACCGGCGCTACCGACTCCGCTCTCACGAGATAGATGAG